TTTCTTTGAGAAAAGGGTCGGTGATTATTCAAAGTTTATGCCTGGCGATGAGGCTTTTGGGATGGAGGAGGAGTTCTGAGGAAGCTCCCTACATCTCATCGGGCTTCATATGCATCTGATAGTAGGACATGTGGCTATACTTGGCAGTGCGGGGGAAAACCTTCGGCAGGTACTTGGTGAGCAGGCACAGGAGGAACAGGAAGACCAGTGTGTGCAGGAAGAGGCCTGCGGGGGTCGCTGCGCCCTCGGCGCTGGCGATCCACGAACCGGCAATGCCGCGAGTCAGCTGGTAGGTGGCCGGGCTGGAGACGACGGCGAAAGCGACTCCGGGAACGATAAAGTTATACATGTACTATTGGATTTTATTTTAAATTCGGCGGTTGAAGATGAATCGGTCCTCCTGATAATGCTTGGTGTTCTGGTCGTCCTGGTCATCGCGGGTCTCGTACGTGTATGTGGAGACGACGCGATACAGGAGCCAGGAGAGGATCAGAAAGACGAGGGCGTGCAGACACAGACCGGCGATCGACGGAAGTCCCTCGGGACCGGCAACCCACGGGCCAAAGATGCCGCGGGTAGCCTGGAAGGCCTGGGGGCTCGCGAGAGCCACAAAAGTAATGAACGGTACAACGACAGGCATTTATTAATCTATGGTTACATTAATAAATGGCCGCCGGGGCTTCCATCTTTTTCATCATTTCGCTTGTGGTCTTCCTGGCGACCGCAATCTATATTTTGTACCAAAATTCACTCCAGAAGTCTGAGGGAGAATCTACTCCCACCGCGCCAACCTTGCCCATGTCGAGCTACATTGGCAAGTCGTGCCCTGTTGGGTGCTCGTGCTTTCCCAGACAGGACACGAGCGGTAAGCAAATGTGCGCGTATCTGGACAACAATGTGATGTTCGGGTGCCCACCGGACTGCTGTACGCCGAGCTGTTCTTAGTTGCAGATCCCTCCATAGCACGTGTGGTTGCACTCGTTTCCGCACTCGCAGTACTTTCCGGCGCGCTTGGGACCGAAGAACGTCGAGGTGCGCTTGTTCAAAAGGCGCATCAAGAACCCAACCAGCAAAATATACACGAGAGCGTGAAGCAGAAGGCCTGCAGTCGTTGGCAGTCCCTCTGCGTTTGCAACCCAAGATCCGAGAACTCCACGCACAGCCTGGTAAGCCTGGGGGCTGGCGATGACCACATAGGCACCGAAAGGAACGGCGTAGTTGAGAGACATTTATATTATAGAGTATTTTAGTTTCCATATGTCTCACGATGCTGACGGTACATTTGTTGAGCCTGGTTCTTGTTGTTATTGAAGGTTTGCTTGGTGTTATAGAATGTGTTCCCGTTGGCGTTGGGCTGGTTGCTGGGCGCGATCCGACTCTGCCGCCTGTTCTGGTTCGCCTTTTGCAAAGCGTTCTTCTGCTTCTGGATAGCCTGGTTCCGGTTCAGGTTTTTGATATTGAAATTCACAGAGGCTCTACGCTCGAACATGCCCTTTTTGTTCTGTGCAGCGACTGCAATATTCACGCGCCGGAGCATATTCTTCTGGGCGTTCGTGAGGTTGTATTTATTCATAGAATTGATGATATTCTTCCAGGGGTGCTTATCAGCGTACTTGCTTCCATAAGGGCGTTCTTGGGGGGCCTTGTTCCGGCCGGCCTGCAACTTGCTATTTAGGAAACGCCGGGCAAAGTTCGCAGACTTGTTCATGGTGACGTTCATGATGAGATTCTTGGGATACCCTGAAATCTTCGAGTTTGTCAAGAATTTGTTGAGGCTATTACGGTCCACCGTGGTTTGACGCGCGGAGGTGGACCCAGTTAGTTTTCCTGCTTGAAGAGGTTACCGGTATTGAGATTCGCGTTCTTACGAATAGTAGGCGTGTTCGCGTTCCGGTTATTCAGGTTGTACTTGGCCTTGTTCGCATTATTCTTGAAGTTCCACCGGGCCTTGTTATTTGCACGAACCACCACCACGTTCGTGTTATTTGGCGTCTTGATCGTCTTTTCCTGGCTACCGCTATTTCCTGCGGTGGCCGCCTCCGGCTGGCTGGCCTGTGCCATTAGGCCCGCGGCCCGGGACGCGTTTTCGGGAAGACCCGCAGCGGCCGCGCCATTACGGGCCGCATTGGAAGCCCCATTAGAGGTTTGGGTATTGGCGTTCGCCGCATTAGCCGCAGCGGCGGCGGCCATCCCATTCGCGACGTTCGCGGGCTTTCCCTGGTTCATGGCTTGCTGCTTAGCGGCAGTGGCAGCGGCAGCGGCAGCCTGGGTTGGGCTACCACCCGCATTCGTGACCGCATTGCCCACCTGATTTCCTGCGGCGGCCGGTGTGGCGTTCGAGGGCACGTTTCCGGCTGCGGGCGCCCGCCTCCTGGACCGCCGCGGGCGCATTCGCGTTTCCAAGGACGGCTGCGGTGCCGGCGCGCTTGGCTGCATTTTCCTGTGCGTTTTCGGGAAGACCCGCAGCGGCCGCGCCATTACGGGCAGCATTGGAAGCCGCGTTAGGGGTTTGGGTATTGGCGTTCGCCATCCGCGCCGCCGCTGTGGCGCCCGCCTGATTCGCGACGTTCGCGGGCTTTCCCTGATTCACGGCTTGCTGCTTCGCTGCGGTCGCAGCAGCTGCCGCAGCCTGGGTTGCGTTACCACCCGCATTCGCGACCTTATTGCCCACCTGATTTCCGGTGGCGGCCGGGGTGGCGGTCGAGGGCACGTTTACGACGGCCGCAGCGCCCGCCTGCTGAACCGGCACGGTCGCATTGGCGTTTCCAAGGACACCCGCGACGGCACCCGCCGTCCGAGCGCGCTTGGAGTTGATGTACTTGTGAAGAGCGTTCGCCATGGAACTGTTGAGTGGGGGCACCTTGTTGGGGGTGTTACGATTCTTGAGGTATCCATTGACATACGCCCGAACATTCTTCTCGAGATTCGAGTTGGCGGTATTGGGCTTTGGCGCGACCACATTTGGTTTCTTGAAGAAACGGTTCCTGAACCCGCTAAAGTTCACCATGTTTTATTATAGGTTTCGAAAAAAGTTTGGGTCGTCGATGAACAGACTTAAAGCCCTAGGTCCTGTATAGTGTATAAGCGACAAATGGCTCTCTCGATGTTCTCCACCTTCAACGCAACCGATGTCAAGTTCTCCGATATCCGCAAGAATGCCAAGGGTGGCAAGGCGGTCTACCTCAACAGCAACGCTGGACAGAAGTTGATTTTCCAGCTTCCCGCACTCCGTGCCCCCTTTGGTCTGAGTGACTTCAAGGATGACCAGGGCAAGGTTCAGTCCTACTCTCTCCCCCTGAGCCTCGACAAGCCCGAGGTCGTGGCGGCTCTGCAGGCGCTGGACGAGCGCGCTCTGGACTTCATCACCGAGAACTCTAACGAGCTTTTGGGCAAGAAGATGTCTCGCGAGGTGATCAAGGAGGGCATCTACAAGCCCCTGGTCCGCCCCTCCTCCAAGGAGGGCTACGCACCGACCATGAACCTCAAGGTGCTCATGAAGGATGGCGTGATTGCAACCGAGGCTTACAGCGCGGCCCGTCAGTCGGTCCCTCTGACTGACCTGGAGAAGGGTCAGTCGGTCAGCGCCATCATCGACATCAACCAGATCTGGCGCACCCCCGCTGGTGTCGGTGTGACGGTCCGCGTCCACCAGGTGATGTTCGCGCCGACCAACAAGCTCAAGCCGTGTGCGTTTTTGGCCGCGGCCGACGAGCCTGTCGAGACGACGCCATCTGAGGGCTCGGTCGAGTACGAGACGGACCCGGAGGCGGAGGAGTAGGGAACCTAGCCAAGTCGCGTAGCGACTTGTGGACGAGAGGGGAGCGGACCTTCGGTCCGGTCGGGAAGCTGCGCTTCCCTCGGCTAGACCAAGTGCAATAAATATCTAACTGTGTAATATAATGACCAATTGGGTATCGTCTCGAAAATTTCGTCTCATCAAAGAGCCCACAAGACACTACGTACTTCAGCACAACAATGCTGGCAATACGGAGATTAACGTCCCTATGAGTATCGCAGACAAGCTACAGGCACAGCGTTGGCTTCGGGCCCACCCCAATGCGGTGAAGAACCCCACGCGTTTCAAGCCAAAACGCGCGCCTCCGCGGTTTCGCATGGCGAGTTGGCTCGATGCAAATCCCAACTGGATGAAGGGAACGCCGTCACCTTGGCACCCGACTATCAAGTCCATTCCTTTTAGCCCGCGTCGACTTTCATCACCGCCACCCAATTACAAGTATCAAGCCATTAGCCCGCCGATGAATGCATCAGAGTATCCCAACTGGAATAGTTCGTGCGTAAAACTCCGAGCCTCTCTGAAAACCTTCAAGTCCATCGGCAAAGGTCGCCAGGGTGTTGTGTTTTTGGCATCCAAGTACGCTAGTGCCCGCGCGCCTTTTGCCGTAAAAGTCGCGCCTCGGGACTTGAGCGCCAAGCAACGCGGAGAACCCCAACCCGTAGATGTCGAATACAACATACAGAGTGCCGTCCAGAAATGCTCGCCTTACATCGTCAATGTGTTCAAGTCAATTCGATGCTTGAATTTCGTTGAACCGGTCCAGATCAACGCTGAGAACCTTCAGAATGCGAGCAAGTTTGACAAGTCTCAGCAGGGTATAATATTCATGGAATATGCGGGTGGTGGGTCGCTCGATAAATGGCTCGCGAGCACCAAGCAGGTCGATGATCTTATGATGTATAACCTCATCTCCAATATCCTAGGCGCAATTTCAGGAATTCAACAGAAGTACCCGGACTTTCGACACAACGACCTTCACATGCAGAACGTATTCGTCGCGCAGCGCGGGTTTCTCATGGGAGACTTCGGCTGGGCCCGCCTGAAAAAGTCGGGAACCAACCCCGCCGTCAACACCGCAAATGGGACCAAGACGGCCTCGCACTGGGGAGTGGGCCCCAAGACGGACGCTCGGTACGACCAGCACTTGTTCCTGAACGAGCTTCTTCAGTGGGCAATGAAGCACCACGCGGACAAGCACCCAAAGGCAATTGCGTTTTTGAAAAAGGCTATACCGCCCGGGTACCGCGGCGAAGAGAACACGCACGTGAACCAGTGGCGTCTCAAGTACGGTGACGCGCACCCGGACCTGCCGTCTCTTGACGAGATTATGACTTTTTCGTTTATGAAGCAGGGGAAGAAGCGCGTGTCTTCGCCAAACTTGATGGCAGTCAAGGCGAAGCTCAAGACGACTGGACGCAAGCTCTCCCTGGCCCGGAACAAGTCCCCGGTGGTCAAGAAGGCTCTGCGCCCAACGGCACTCAACTTGCAGATCGCCAAGGCGAAGCTCAAGAAGACGACGGCGAGACCCATGGTTTCTCCCGCCAAGTTGCGGGAAGCCAAGGCCAAACTCAAGCCGGCCCGCCCCCTGCGCAAGCTGACCGTCAGCCAACTCAAGACTGGCAAGGCGAAGCTGAAGCCCGCCGTCAAGACCAAGCCACTGGCCCGCAATCTCTTTAAGAATGCCAAGTTTGACAAGCTTGTCGAGTGGTACTGGAAGAACAACGGTGCCAAGTCTGGGGCCAACTACGACAACGCATGGACCAAGGCGAGGGCCAAGGCGACCCGGCTTGTGGAGCTCCGCTTGCACCGTGGGAACGTCGCATTCTCACCGAACAAGATTGGCGGGAGCGTCCGAAAGGTCCAGACGGTTACTCAGATCCTAGCCATCCCGCGCGGTGTGAGCGTGACGGCCGCAAGTGCTCTCCCGGCCAAGAACCTGGAGGCGGCGGCAGCCCGCATGCGACAGCGTGCAGCCAACCTGGCGGCCAAGCGCCCTAAGATGATCGTGACGACCAAGGCGCCAAACTCCAAGAAGTCTGCTCACGAGTACAGCCCGACGAGCGGTCGCATCAAGGTCCGTGGACCGACGGGTCGCTTGGCCTACGTGAACGGTGCGGCCATCAGCATGAACTTCCTGAAGAACCTGGCGCGTCAGCGCGGCAAGAACATCACGGGTCTCAGGTCAAAGGTGGAAATCGCCAAGCGAATTTTCTCAGGTAATAAGAAATGAAGACGAAGACTTGCGTCCTCATCGCTCTGGCCGTGATTGCCTTCCTGCTCTTCTCCTTCAAGATGGTGTCATTTGGTGACAAGCTGACCCCTCCCGACAAGGGCAACATCATCGTGTACGGTTCCAAGACCTGCCCGTGGTGCGTGAAGCAGGAGAAGTACCTGATTGACAATGGCCTCCCTTACACTTTCGTTGACTGCAAGCAGGATGGCGCCTGCCCCGAGTTTGTCTCTGGGTTCCCGACCCTCCTGGTCGACAACATCGTCAAGGTGGGATACAATGAGATCTAGAAAGGTACTGGATCAATTTAAAAACAAAATTAACCTTCGTGTAAACCCACGAAGGTTAATGTTGTATGGAGTTATTGAAGGTTCCCGTGACGAGTGCTTCACACTCGGCCCGTCTAGCACTTGAACAGGGCCAGTGCGATGGCCAGCAGCAGGGTCTGCGGCAGTGTGTCGACCGTCTTGAGCACGCTGATGTGCTTGACCAGGGACTTGTTCCACAGGAAGCGCAGAACAAACGTCATGATCACAATGTAAATCAGGAAGATCACCAGGTTATAGATGAGCTCCTTCTGGGAGCGGGACTGGAGAATGTTCAGCATTTACTTTTGACAAAGAAAAAAGTTGGCCTGAAGTAAGATGGTGGTGGCCCCTAAGCGACGGCCGGTTGCCAAGCGACCTGCCGTGCGCCGTGCTTCAAAGACCAAGGCGCCGGCGCCGCGCCGGAAGACGACGGTCCGTGGCCTGCCCCTGTCTGGAGCTGAGCGGACCTTTTCCTGGGATCCCTGGGGCTCCAAGGGTGTCACGCACGACAATTGCTACGACTACGCATTCGGATCCTTTTCGAAGAACCGCGTCGCCAAGAGCGTGCCCGGGGACCGCAGCGGGATGAAGGCCAACGGCCTGACCTTCACGACCTGCACGGGGATCGTCCAGCGCGTCCTGAGCGACAACCCCGGGTCCGTCTACCGCATGAGCCCTGGCGCTCGGTGCAAGCCCGGGTTCTACAAGGTTATGTGCTTCGTGGCCCCTTCAAATGATTTTGGCAACTCTACAGGCGATTTCCATTGGTACGTCCAGAACAATGCAGTCCGTTATCGGATTCGTTCTGGGGATACAATTCCGGCTCTCGCTAAGTTTTTCAGGGTGAGGCCCGCAACCATTGTCGCGGCCCTTCCCAAGGCATCGGCGCCCATAAGCCCAACAGATGGGAAGATTTCCACAATCAATTCTAATTTCAAATTGCCAGTGGTTCGGTCCACGACGAGCTATCCTCGGCCGCCTGTCGGCAAGGTGATCACATTGCCGGTGAACCTCTGGTCTCACAAGCAGGGTCATGCGTCTGGCCCCTTGATGATCGATGCGTCCGGAAAGACGATCGTGGATCCCCGGAAGTCGGATCGCAAGTGGCACCCTGGGTTCCACTACACCCGTTTTTGTTCAGCCTACGGTGTTCGACGTGGGTTCGCGAAAACTGGAAACAACGGGAACCGGTAGGCCGAGTTGCACGAGAATATCACCCATGTCCTCGTCCTCTTCGATATCAAAATGAAGATCTGTGATGAATCTTCCAGGCCCTGGAGGTATGAGCTGTCTCATATCGAGCCCGAACCCCTCCATGATATTGTGGACGTTCGATGCGTCAAATGGCAGGAGGGCCCTTTGACCGTCCTGTACCCTCTCTATTATGAGCCGACACCTGTACGTCGGGACATCAAAGGGAACTCTGCACATGGGACACGTGGGATCTGGACCGGTGCAATTAGACTTCCATCGGTTGATGCACGAAAGGTGAAACTCGTGCCCACACCCAATCTTCCGGGTCTCCCTCTGTCCCCCCATGGACGAGAGACACACGGCACACTGGGGGCCCCTATGTTGCCAACACCTGTCCTGACCGTCGGGCAAAATTTGTTTGCAATTTCCGCCGGTCAGGGTCTGGGATCCACACCGGCGGCTCATACACCATACCAAGGGAACTTTTACCTACCGGCGGCGCGCTGAGGGGTGTTCCACCCCCGCCCGAGCGACGCCTATCGGCGTCGCGCCCGAGCCACCTCGAGCTCGAGGGACCTGATGGCATCTCGGTACTTTTCCCTCATATTGTCCTCGACGTGCTTTCGAAAGACGACCAAGGGGTCGTCGTCCTGCTCCATGCGACACGTAGGACACTCGATAGAGGTCTCGAACCAGGTCGTGATGCACTTGTTGTGGAAGACGTGCTTGCACTTGAGCCTCTTGTCGTTCCGCTTCGTCACCTCAAGACAGACGGCACACGTCTGGGAGAGATGAGCACGGCATTTTCCGTCTTCGACTGCCTTTTGTTTGCATTTCGTTCCGTTGAGGGTCACTGACGAACAGTTCATGCTCTACTAGGTGTCTATAAATTTCGGCGTGTATTTTCTCCGCAGGCCTGTCCGCATTCACAAAGAGGACCTTGCAGGGCACGTTTGCGAGGAGTTTCTTGTAGGCCGCATCAAGTTGCTGCAGGTACTCGAGCGTGATGGACCCCTGATCCCCGGGCTGGTTCCTCCCCTGGATGTGCTCGAAGCACCTCTCGGGACTCTTGTACAGGTAGATGAAAAGGTCCGGGCGCCAGGCGTGCTTATCGTACAGCTTGTCGTAGATTGCATCCTCCTTGGCCGTCACGAGACCCTGCTTTTTCATAACCTCCCAAAAGACCCACCTGGAGCTCATGAGAGACCTCTCGAAGAGAACCAGAGGCGGGTCCCCCTCCCCTGGCTGGTTGGTCAAGAGGATGCTGGTGTGAAGTAAAAAGGCCCAACGTGCTGGATCATTGTAAAATTCCTCGAGTGGCCAGTTCTGTATGGCTTCTCGGCGAACTGTGTAGCCGGTCTTCTCCAGCAAAGCAAGTTGCGTCGTCTTCCCGGATCCTATATTGCCATCGATTATGACACGGACCATTTATTTCTAAGAGTTCTATTCCTTTACGTAGGGTTCAGGCATGTAGCCTGAGCCCGAGCCCGTCGCCGTGGCCGGGGCAGGAGCCGGAGCCGGGGCAGGAGCCGGGGCAGGAGCCGGGGCAGGAGCCGGAGCCGGGGCAGGCGTAGAGGGACACACTGGGCACTCCTTGTTGTAGCACAGCTTCAAACCCTCACAAAGCTGGTTCGTGAATGACAGGGACATCCAGATGATCAGGAAAAGGACGAGAACACCTGCGAAAACAGCAGCGATAGACATTTACTTTATGTTAATATTTTTATTCATTCTCGACAAGGACCACAACCTGACCGGTCCGGCATGCGCCGTTCCGGACGGGCAGAGACAGGCCCTCAGGTCCCTCTGCCTGGAGGGTTGCACGGTACTTGTAGTTGTCCTGGAAGGCAACCCCCTTCTCGGCCATAATCTGATCGTTTAGGATGCGGCTGGACGAAAACTCGGTGAGGCAGCGGCCATCGGCCATGCCATAGCGCTGAGACATTTGAGATTACACTAGATTTTATTCGCAAGGACTCGGTGCCACTCCCCAAACGTCGCCCCCATGATGTTGTCGAACAGTTCCGGCTGCGCTGCGGGTTTGATGAGTATGGCCGGGTCCCTCAAATTTTGATTCAAAATTGAGTAAGCCTCGGCAATCTCATCGAGTGTCTGCGCCCCCGTCACTATGATCTTCCCTGTACTGAAGATGCTCGCCGTCACCTGCTTCTGCCCAGGCTTGGGGACGAACTTGACCTTGACTGCGCTGTACCTGTCGGGGTCGAAGGTGACTTTGAACGAAGGACTCGCAGAGTCCTGACCAGGGGCGGCCTTCGAAAGCTTCCCTATAATCTTGAGGAGGTTGACCGAAGAGTTCAGAGAGAAGTTGGTGTTGATCATCTTGACCGAAACCTCATCGACCGGAACAACAGCCTCCTTTCCAAGGACAACCATCAAAATAAAGGACAGTTGCTTGAGGATCCGTCGACAGTCGAAGAGGTCTGCACACCCGGCCACCTGGATAGAGCCGTTCGGGAACAACTTGATGCTCTTGCGGGACGAGTGGTCTTCGTACCCAATAGTCACCTGGTTATAAAAGGCCGTCTCCTTCATCTTCCACGCAAAGCCACGCGACCGGGACCCCTTGGGCCGAACATAGACCGTCTCGAGTTTCTTGAAATTTTCACGAAACTTGGGAAGATCGATCGCCTCCAGAAACTTCGAACACATCGTAATTGTCGTGATGCGGACCCACGATGGATCGGGGGACTGATCGTTGATCAGTCCGGCCCGGATGCGGTTCAGTTTCTGAATGTAGGCGAAGGATGTGGAATCATGGAGTCGCGCCATTCTCTTTACATGCTAAACGTTCTTTAGGTCTTTAAGACCTGGCGAGGGGAGGACACGAATTTTTGAGGGACCTTAGGTCCCGACGGGCGGACGAAGTTCCGCCCTAGTACCCGGCAAAATCCTTCTCAACGGTGTACGGCTCGGGCATGTACGTAGAGGCACCGAGCGATCCAGCCGTCGCGGCATTTCCCAGAAGAGTTGTGCGCTCGTCAGCCGACAATGCCTTATTGGACCACCAGTAAAAGTTGCGAATTTTGCTCTTTCCCAGAGGCGGCGCGACGCCTCCCGCCTCCACCATCCCACCCCAAGCCCATGCACCAGTATTCCACTTAACTCCGGTTGTGTTTACAGAGCTACCGTTAGTCACCGTGGCCAATACACCGTCTACGTAATAGTTAACCGCAGTTCCGTCGCAAACAACCATTATGTTTTTATAACTAGCAGTCGACGGTACGAAACTATCCGCATAAACTTGCATCAGTTGCCCCCCTGTACCGCCTACCGTGGCCTGGTAAATGAGCACTCCGTTTTTCTGCCACCACGTCGCAGGCGGGCTACCTATCCCGTTATTAATATAGAAAGACGGCGACCCCCCGGCGTGTGTGAAGACGGCATAGGTCGAACCCGCAACGGTGCTCCAGGTGCTTTCAAGTTTCACGTCCATAGTGAACGAGTACTTGATAGTGGGGCCTGTTGGCTCAGTAGGCGTGATTGCCGCGCCCCACGTCCCAGAGAGCGTAGCTGGGTCGACGGCGGGGACCTGGATGGCCTTGGCCGACGCAAGAAGCGTCTGGAGAGGGGTGAGCGCCACCGGAGCCGGTCCTGGAGCCGGTCCTGGAGCCGGTCCTGGAGCCGGAGAGCGTTCATAAACGGATGCACAGTTCATACCCGCCGCCTGGTCGTCTGGGTTTGACGTGTCGCAGAAAACATTGCCCGCCCAGAGCCCCCCTGCAGTCACAGAGCTCACACAGCAACAGACCAACAGGACAATCAAAATCGGCAATGCTTTGCTTGTCGTCTGATTCGACATTTTATATAGTCCTATGTTTTTTTTGGGACACCTACGCCCTCTTCGCCGCCTTCTTGACAATCTTCGCAAAAGGCGTGCGGAGGATGTTCGCCTTGACGACCTTTTTGTAGTACTTCTTGAGTTTCTCGTCGTTCGGGTGAATCTCATTCGTCTTGGTGACGTTGTGGGCGATGATCGAAATCAGCTTCTGCTTCTTGACCGAGTTAATAACCTTGTTCAGAGCGGCCAGGCGTGGCTTTTGAAGCCGCCGCTTCTTTGGGCGTCCGATTGTCCGGGCAGCCTTGCGCTTCCGCGTCTCTGTCGTCTGGCTCATCGTGTTCAGGCCCTCCAGAACGTTCACGGCGTTATTCTTTCCACCCAGTTTCTGGACTGCATTAATTGCCGCCGGGCTCGCACCCTTGATGTTGATGGCCTGCGCGACGTTGCCACCCGTCTCGTTGAGAGCCTCGGCCGCCTTTGCAACCTCCGGCGCGCCACCAGGAACAGCCGCGACGGTGGTAAGCGCACGAGGGATGCCACCAGCGTTGTTGATGGCATTCTGCTGCATAGGAGGCAGGGGTGGTGGCGGCGCCGCCCCGCTCTCGAGAACCATCCGACGGCGACGCAGCTCATTCAGGTTGTTTCCACCACCACCGGATCCCCCGCCATTTCCACCTCCGAATCCGCCGCCGTTTCCTCCTCCCAGAACTGCCCGACGGCGCCGAATCTCATTGAGGTTATTTCCACCGCCGTAGCCGCCTCCCAGGACTGCCCGACGGCGCCGAATCTCATTGAGGTTGTTTCCCTCCCCTGCACGCCGGTAGCGCAAGTTCCGGTTCTGCACCTCGTTTGTTTTGCGCTTGAGGCGCTTCTTTTGCTCGGCGAACGCCCGAGCGATGTTCTCGTTCGAGACGCGCCCGAGGTTCGAGGCCAGGTTCTGCAGCTCACGCTCGTTGCGGGCGTTGCGGACGTTGTTGATGACGAGCGAGGTGGCGTTGCGTCGGCCGCTGAAGTTGCGCGGCAAAAGGCGCAGGAGCTCGCCAATCTTCCGGGCGCGCTTGGACCCAGACTCGTACTTGAGATCGCGGAGAGCCTGCTCGAACAACTCCCTGATAGCCTTGTTGATCCTCTCAGCGTTCGCGGGATACTTGCTCCGGGCGTTCAGGAGTTCCTTGAGGCCGAGCTTCGAGTAATTGCGCGGGGTCACGGGTGTCGGTGGCTGGGGGGCGCCAGTGAGATTGTTTGTGGAGGTCCCGGCAGTCTGCTTGCCAGTGAGATTGTTTGTGGAGGTCCCAACATTCTGCTTGCCAGTGAGATTGTTCGTGGAGGTCCCGGCAGCCTGTGGCATCTTACTTGTAGGCAACAAAATAGATGATGAATTTTGATTCGAAATTGCAGTGGGTGGGAGGGACTGACGCAAAGACTGAAGAATCTTCTGGACCAACTCGTTCGACTGATTTCCGTTGGTGGACAGACGCTCGACGACTTTGGCCTTGGTGTTCGGTGTCAACGCCACCTTGTTACGGATCAATTTTGTAATTGAATTGACAAGAACATTCACAGGTGCCTGTTGGATCACAGCGTTCGTGGTTGCCTGACCCCCGACAGCATTCTTGATAATTGCCACAATTCCAGGGACAATATCCTGGCTGTTCTTCAGGTTGGACAGACCCTGCTTGGGATTCGCATGGGTCCGAATAACGTTTGTAATTTTCCGTACGAGTTCGTCGTTCGACATTCCTATGAGAGGTGCAGAGAAAATTCGTGTCTTCCCCAAGTCAGGTCCCAAGACCTGATCCACAAACAACGCTCAAAATGGCTCCACTTCTTCGAACCCGCCTGATTTCGCCCTACCAGCACGAAGGCGTCAAGTGGCTTTTGGCGCGTGAGGAGGACCCCGCGCGTCCTGGTGGCTTCCTGTGTGATGAGATGGGGCTTGGCAAGACTGTCCAGCTGATTGCGACCATGCTACTCAACCCAAAACCACACACATTGGTCGTCGTCCCCAAGTCGATCGTCGGTCAGTGGTGCGACGAGATCAAGCGGTTCGCGCCGAGCCTAAGCGTCGCATCATTCGATGGCGCCAAGAGGGCGCTTCCGGATACCCTTCCAAATGTGGTGGTTGCTCCATATTCGATCCTCCCGCACCGTGTGGGCAGCCCCATGTGCCCCCTGCTGAGCGTCGAATGGGACCGTGTGATCCTCGATGAAGGGCACGAGATTCGCAACAAAAAGTCGAAGAGTCACATCGCGTGCGCGGCTCTCCATGCGCCCATCCGGTGGGTCGTGTCAGGCACGCCCGTCTTCAACTCCATCAAGGACTTTGTGGCGCTCTGCAGCTTCGTGGGCATCCCACGAGATGTGGTCCAGGGCTACACCGACCAGGTGCGAGACGCGTATGTCCTCCGGCGCACCAAGGAGAGCGTGGCCAAATTCAACGCGCGCCTCGCGCTCCCTCCGTGCGAGTTTGAGAACATCGAGCTCGAGATGTTCCCGGAGGAAAAGGCGCTCTACGAAGAGGCCTTCAGTCGCGGGCAGGATGTGGTCCGCGAGGTGATCCAGATGGGGTCTGGAGCCGGTCGGCAGATGATGCTCCTCGAGGCGCTCCTGCGCGTGCGCCAGGTGATGACGTGGCCTCAGCTGTACCTGGACGGCATGGCCATCAAGGACGACGAAAGTCCGGAACTGTGGGCCCCGCGGCGGTCCAGGAAGATGGCGACCCTCATCGCGAATATTCTCGAGCACCCCAAGGAGAAGGCGCTCATCTTCACGCAATTCATGGGAGAAATGGACCACATCCAGGAGATGCTGACGGCTATAGGCCTTCCGGTGTTTCGCATCGATGGGTCGGTCCTCAAGGAGAAGCGCGAGGAGGCAATCGCAGGGTTCAAGGCTGCTGCGCCGGGTGCAGTCTTCCTCATACAGATCAAGGCGGGCGGAGTGGGTCTAAATTTGCAGGAAAGTACCCGCGTCTACATCACGGCGCCTTCTTGGTCACCGGCCACGGAGCTTCAAGCGGTCAGCCGGGCTCACAGGACGGGACAGACGCAGAAGGTGGTGGTCAAGAGGCTCATATATGTGGGCAGCGAAACCCTCCCGAGCGTCGAACAGTCTATTGTACTTTTACAAGAAAGCAAGTCCAAGGTTTGCGCAGAGGTGCTCAACGACCCCGCGCTCGAGACACAGGTGCCGAACGCCTCCAAGACGAAGATCACCATTCACGCACTGCGGAAAATCTTTAGAGTGTAATTGAATATTCCCATTTAAATCCCCCCGAAGTCTTGGTTTTTCCTCTACAGCATTTGCTTATACCCGAATAGTCACTTCCAAGAGATTCTCCAGCCTGTATCATAGAATCAAAAACTGCAATTAGGTCGCCATCTAACGAAAGTTGTCTCACACTTTTCCAACGCATCGCCTCACTAATTTTTTTACGAGTTTCTTCACTTGCCTTTTTTCCAAAATTGGGATTGTTTTCTCCTTTAGTAGCATCGCTAATTTTTGCACGCGTCTCTTCTGTAGCTTTCTTTCCTTTCTGCGCCTCACTCATCTTGATCTGAGTTTCTTCGCTCATAGGCGCTCGCCCTTTCTGCGCCTCACTCATCTTTTTACGAGTTTCTTCGGTGTGGGTTTTTCCAAAATTGGGGTTTTTTCTCCTTTATTTGCCTCGCTCATCTTTTTTCGAGTTTCTGGATGGGTTATAACATTAGTATTTCCTCCAGACTCCAGGTTATATCCATTCTGATAAAGTGTGTTCCTTTCGCGGATTTCGAGGATCTCACGGGCATTCAACTCTTCGGTCGGTATTTCACATATAACTGAAAACTCAAAATTTTCAACCCCATGTTTATCGAACGCTGATTTCATAATACCGGGTCTGTTCTTGTGCTGGGACCATCTAAATTCCACCTTTTTACGCCTGGTCTGTCCTATATAGCATTTCCCATTGACTTTGTTGCGTATCATGTAGATCCATCCCATCTTATCATGGCCTGAGATTTTTTTGGAAGTTTCGTCGGCCTGGGGGTCCAAAAGTCACTCGCCCCTATACATATATAATTCCCTAATAGGGATAATATACATTTTTTATATTACTTCAATTAGGGGGTGTAGGGTTAATGAAACTTCCTTTTATTTTTGGGAGGGGGTTAGGACTTACCGCTTCTTCGGGGGTTATGGTCCGCTGCTGACCTGGTGGGGGCCAGTCCTTTGCCTTGGGAAAGAACTTGGCGGCCTTTTCTGCGAACTCTTCCGGGCTCATATTATTATATAAATAGGCGACATCTTTTAAGGCGACCATGTGGCGCTTGAAATCATCCAGGTTTGATGTCTTCTATTTTCCATTTTAAATAGATAGTCTTTGAGAAAGTCGCGTACGAATATGTAATAATATGATAAAGGTTCGATGGTCCCCGCCCAGCTTCTGTCATTGAGAGCCACACCTGATACACTATCCACCCATTCCTCAAACTCTTTGTATTTATCCCATCCAGAAATCTCAAGATATGGGTATAGACGTTCATGAAGAACCAGAAGAGTCAGTATAGTCAGGTTGTGAATACTCATAACTCTCACCTTTCCTTCGCGCTTAACGAAAATCTCATCTGGGTACATTTCAATATTTTTGAGGACGATGCACTTGTTCTCTTCCCGACTGAAAATTTGACGAAGAAATGACCTGATCCACACTTCCTTGCGTCCATCTGGGCTTGGTGCTGTAACATGGGATAAATCAACTGCGTCAAAGTCATTGATCACCACGCCCTCAAAGAATTTTGGTGGGGCTCGCTGGTATGTGTGCCCCTCCTCAGGTACACAGGGGTTCTTACGGGCAATGTGTCTCTTGAATGCGGTGGTTCCATATGGTTCCTGAGAAAAATCCCGGTTGCATCGAGTACATATGAGACCTTCGATTTTGCGACGACCCATCTTATCATGGCCTGAGATTTTTTTGGAAGTTTCGTCGGCCTGGGGGTCCAAAAGTCACCCGCCCCTATACATATATAAGTCCCTA